CGCACAGTGGATCCTAGGCATTTAGGATAACGCTTTGCACTTTGACTACTTCTTATACACAGACTTTTCCATCATGTCTGGTGCCAGTGAGGTTCCCAGCTTCAGATGGACTCAGTCTCTCAGAAGGGGACTGAGTCACTTCACCACATCAGCAAAGGGAGATGTCTTGAGGGATGCCAAATCACTGGTGGATGGTTTGGATTTCAACCAAGTTTCTCAGGTTCAGAGGGTCATGAGAAAGGACAAGAGATCAGATGATGATCTTTCTAAGTTGAGAGACCTCAATAGATCTGTTGACAGTTTAATGGTGATGAAGAATAAGCAGAATAATGTCAGCCTCAAGATCGGAAGCCTGTCCAAGGATGAACTCATGGATCTTGCAACAGACCTGGAGAAGTTGAAAAGGAAGATTAACCTAGGAGATAGGCAAGGACCTGGTGTCTATCAAGGGAACTTAACATCAGCACAACTAGAAAAACGTTCAGAGATTCTTAAGTCTCTGGGCTTTCAACCAAGAGCCAATCAAAACGGTGTTGTCAAAGTTTGGGACATCAAGAACCCAAAGCTGTTAATCAACCAGTTTGGCTCAATTCCAGCTTTGACGATAGCATGCATGTCAGTGCAAGGTGCAGAGCAGATGAATGATGTCGTTCAAGGGCTGACATCTTTGGGTCTCCTATACACAGTTAAGTACCCCAATCTAGATGATTTAAACAAGTTGAGCAAAGATCATCCCTGTCTTGAGTTCATCACCAAAGAGGAAAGCGCTAATAACATATCTGGTTACAACCTCAGTCTATCAGCAGCTGTAAAAGCTGGTGCTTGCTTGGTGGATGGTGGTAACATGTTGGAAACAATCTTGGTCAAACCTGACAACTTCCAAGATATTGTGAAAAGTTTACTTGTTATCAAGCGTCAGGAAAAGATGTTCGTGAATGAGAAACCTGGACTAAGGAATCCATATGAAAACATTCTCTACAAGTTGTGTCTCTCAGGAGAGGGCTGGCCCTATATTGGATCAAGATCTCAGATTGTGGGTCGTGCGTGGGAAAACACCACAGTTGATTTGTCAAAGGAGGTGGTGTATGGGCCATCTGCACCAGTAAAAAATGGAGGTAATATGAGACTGAGTCCATTGTCTGACACTCAGGAAGCTGTGATCAAGGAAGCCATTGGGAAACTGGACATGGATGAAACCATCTGGATTGACATAGAAGGCCCACCCAATGACCCAGTGGAACTGGCAATTTATCAGCCTTCCACAGGGAACTACATACACTGCTTTAGAGTCCCTCATGATGAAAAGGGCTTCAAGAATGGGAGCAAATATTCACATGGAATCTTGCTCCGTGATATTGAGAATGCTAGATCTGGTCTTCTGAGTAGGATCTTAATGAGACTTCCTCAGAAAGTGGTTTTCACTTGTCAAGGGTCTGATGATATCCAAAAACTGCTGCAAATGAATGGGAGACCAGACATTGCCACCATTGATATGAGTTTTTCATCGGAACAGGCCAGATTTTTCGAAGGTGTTGTGTGGGAAAAGTTTGGGCACTTGTGTACAAGACACAATGGAGTTGTGCTGAGTAGAAAGAAGAAGGGTGGCAACAGTGGTGAACCACACTGTGCACTTTTGGACTGCATCATCTTCCAAGCCGCTTTCGAGGGGCAGGTGACAGGTCAAATTCCAAAACCACTCTTACCGAACAGCTTGATCTTTAAGGATGAACCGAGAGTTGCCATGTAAATGCAACCCCCTCGACCCACGGCTTTGCCGTGGGTCGAGGGGGCGGCCCCCTCGTCTCGGGCCAAGCCCGAGACGAGAGGGTGTCGAGGCTCACCTTGACATCTTTGTCCATCTGACTGGTTTACCTGGAATACCATAATGTCCACATGAGCAGATCCCTGACCCTGTTAATCTGTGTGGTTTTGGGCAGCCCTCACCTATAAGGTGTCTGTGAGTTGGGAAACCCACTAAATGCGCAAATAATGTTGATATGTAAAAGAGAGTTGACCAAAAGCATAGGTCCACTAAAGAAAGAGGTGTTCTACCCTGTCTTTTTTCATATTCTTCAGTCAGCATTTCTGTGTATAAAGAGTTACTTTCACTTAGCCATTGAGTTCTGAATCTGGTTTCATTCAAGTACGAACCATCTGATACCAACCAACATTGTGGAAGAGTGTGTCTACCATTCTTTGTATCATTAATAAACCAGAATCTAGTGTAATTACAGTATGGCACGTTCATTAGTTCTCTTAGCTTATTTTTCATTAGTAAATTGTCAGAGACAAGTGAATTAATGGTGTTAGTTAAAAGGTTTAATCTGGCTTGAGATTGATCATTTAAGCTCTGAATAGCATTTCTATTGTAATCAAAAAGCCTTAGCATATCACAAAACTCTGAATCATGATTCTGATTGCACTTGGCCATTGCTGTGTTATCAAAACACTTTATGCCAAACCACACCACAGCCCACTGTTCAAGACAGTATCCCCCAGGAAGGTCATTCCCTAGTGCATCAGAAAGTGTCCAGGTTAAAAAGGCTTGAAGCCTTCTTGTGATAAAGGATTGGCCAATAGAGCTCATGAGAAGGTGGATGGTGTTCAGATGGTTATACTCACAATGGTTTTCCCAAGTGGTATTTTGAATAATTAAGTATTTAAAGCTGGTGTAACCTTTGCAATTCGAGTAATTGCATTTTATGTGCTGGTGGTCTGATTGCATCTGACAGTCAGCCTTGTTACATGCGCCAAACCACAAACGCTTACTTGAGCCCAATAATTTAGCCAGTCCATACAAGACTTGATTCCAATAATTTGGGTGGTGGTCTTTGGTCATAGTGAGATTGTACTCGATGAGCAACCCCTTTTGTCTCTCACACATGACAGGTGCGATGTGTTTTCCTGGCTTGCTGATGCTTAGGTGCATTGTCTCAAGCAGCCATTTGAGCACACCCTCATGTTCGGAAATGTTCTGCACGCAATTGGTTACATTGTGATGAATGTTAGTGAAGACCCTCATGGAATTGGTGATGTTTATCATTGATTCATTAGTCAAAGTCAACTCAAGACCCCAGGTGGTGTTTTGGGGACCTTTGAAATAATGGTGGGTGTTGTTTACTGAGCAAGAGCTTGGAGCATAGGACATGAACTGTGTAAAGTTAACTGTCACACTCTGAAATTCATGAAATCTTCCAATTGTAAAAGAATGAGAACAACTTCTTCCTGCCAATGTGAGGAAGAAGAGGAGCTGTATCAAACCAGATTTCCAGATGTTGACCATTCCCTTGATTGTGGCAAGCAGAGCCACACAGATCAGAGCAATGTTCAACGCTTCATTAATAATCTCGGGCAATGATTGGAAGAATCCAATCACTTGACCCATTGTTCTGGAGTTAGTAAAGGATTCTCTCCTTCACAAAGAAGAGACTACCTTCTGTAAGCGTATCCTTTAAGCCTAGGATCCACTGTGCG